CAGCTTGGAGGCAGCACAACAAGAATATAAAGAACCCGAACTGGCGGAACCAGTAATTGAAACAAAACCCGAAAACGTGGAAAACGTAGAAAACACCGAGGAACGCGCTGCGAATTTCGTAGACGCTTCCGCAGTTCAGGGCAAGCTCTCTAAATCCGAAGAGCGCGACCTGGCTAAATTCAATATCGTTAAGGCTATCAACGAGGCCCGTAACGGTAAACTTACTGGCGTAGAAGCAGAAGTAAACCAGGAAGGTATTGCCGAAAAGCGCAAGCTTAACCAAGACTACCGCGAAGGACACGCAGTAAACTTGCCCGAGTTCCTTTTCAAGCGTACCCAAACTGCCGGAGGTGCTACCACCGGTTCCGATTTGGTCTTTAACGAGCCTGGGCGGTATGTCGACTTCTTGTACCCCAACACGCCTATGCTCAACCTTTGCAGCGTAGCCGATAACTTGGTAGGTAACGTAGACTTCCCCAAGCAGACTTCTAGCTACTCTTTGAACTGGCAAACTGAAACGGGAACCGACACCGCGCAAGATATCAATTTCGACAAAGTAACTATGTCGCCAAAGCGCGCCGTAATTACCGCGTCTATGTCTAACCAACTGTTGCGCCAAGAGTATAGCCGCGGCATCGAGCAGCGCATTATTGGCCAGCTTAACGCTTCTTTTAACAAAGGACTTGAGAACGCAGTACTTAACGGCACTGGTTCTTCTAACCAGCCTTCCGGCATCTACACCGAATTGGCTGCGCAAGCTTTGACTATCGGCGCTATTTCTTTCGACGACTTGGTAGACATGGAAGCAGCTTTGGCAGCCGCCGACGCTTTGGACGGACGTTTGGCCTATGTTACTCACCCTAACGTAGTAGCTAAATTGAAGAAAACCAAGGTAGACGCTGGTAGCGGTCGTTTCTTGGTAGAAGGTATGCTAGACCCAGTTAAGACGGCCAACGGCTATAACATCTACAACACGACCCTTTCCAAGAAGACTTCCGGCAGCCCCGACACCTACGGCATTTTGTTCGGTAACTTTAACGACGTTCAAATTGGTTTTTGGGGTGGTGCTACTCTTATGGTAGACCCTTACACTAATATGAAGTCTAGCATCGTAGAAGTATTGGTAGAGCGCTTTATGGACGTTTCCGTTCTCCGCGACGCTTCATTTGCTTTGGCAACCGACGTTACTATCTAACAATGGCCAATAGCATTACATACACACCGCAAGCCATCGACCTAGCCGGGCTTAAGTTCTTTTGCCGGGTAGATGGTAGCGACGACGATAACCTTTTGACGTTCCTTTATGAGGCAGCGTGCGAAGAGGCTTTGTCTTACGCGCACGTGGTAGTAGGTAGTGCAGACATTACCAGCGACACAGTATGGGCAAGCTCTTACGAGCTTCCCTACTGGCCGCTAGGTACCATTACTTCCGTTACCGTTTACGTAGAGGGAGTAGCAACCGCCGACACCGAGTACGAACTACTCGACGGCGTTATTAGCCCTTCTATTGGCGAAGAGGGCGACCGTATGGTTATTGTATATACGGCCGGCTATGCCGCAGCGCCTAAAGACTTAATCCACGCTATTTACCAGCGTGTGAAATTCGGGTACGACTTCGGCGACGATATGCCCTACAACGTCGGCCCGCGTTTCTTTGATCGTATCGTATTCCGTTACCGTAGGAATTTTGCATGACCCTAGACCGACGCGTAACCCTATACGAACCCACCACCAGCGTAAACGCTAGCGGCCAGGTTAAGCGCAGTTTTACTAGCGCCGGGGAGTTCTACGCCCAGGAAGTTATACCAGGCATTGAGGTAGCCGGTAGCGAAGCGCTGGTTAACGATCAAATGCAAAGCCAATACACGGTTAACTGGCGTTTGCGTTACCAAACCGCAGTAACGGCAGAATGGAAGCTAGGTTACGGAGGTAAATACTACGATATTGTAAGCGTAGCCCCGGAGGGCCGCAAGCGCTATATTTTGGTAAAGACTAAATTGCGCGACAATGGCACGCTCTAAAGTATACCTACGCAGCCAGTCGGGACGTACCGAGGACTTCGACCAGTTCCGCCAACGTCTACGCAAATTAGGTACCAGCGAAACTATGCGTTTCCGCGAGGTACGTAAATTGCTACTAAAGGAGGCGCAGCCACTAGTTACGGAAGCCCGTAACCAGGCGTACGCCGATAGCCAAGAGCCAAGAGGAATACGCTTAAAAAGCCGCAGCGCTTTAGGTGCCAAATTCTATAACCTTTACGGGTCTATAAATAAGTGGGCCAACAAGGGTACTACTAAAGCTTACGTAGTAATAGGCTTACGCGGTAGCCGAAAGCAAGGCGCTTACTATGCGCCCTGGCAGTTATTCGGAGGTACGGAAAAGAACTTTAAGCCGAAGGACTTTATCGGCCTCGCCGTAGATAACACCAACGTAGTGCAGAAAGCGCAAAAGATGATGCAAAAGCACATCCAAAAACGCATAACTTCGGTGCTACGATGAACTACCTACAATACGTATACGACGCAGTAACCGCGGCCACTACCGACGACGTTTACGCGTTAGCAGCACCCCAGGGTACTACGGCGGACCATATCGTAATAACGATTCAGTCGGTCGACATTACCGAAAACAAAGACTTGAACGCTAGCGAAACTATTACCGCTACGCTCTTCTTTCATTACGCAGACGCAGACGCGGCCCAGGCCGAGTTAGCAATTATACGCGACTACATTAAAACGGACATAGACTATATTACCGCGACACTAGACGGTATACAGTTCTTCTACGACGACATTAACGAACGCGTATTACTCGCAGCAGATTTTTTATTTATCCTAAATACTTAATAGTATGGCATCAATTTCCGGCGGCGAAATCCGCGTACTACTCTCTACCGATGGCGGTAGCACCTATAAAGGCTTCGCTTTAGAAAGCGACTGCTCTTTTGAAATGAACGCTGAAACCCGCGAGGTCACCAGCAAAGACGACGCGGTATACCGTTCTTACGTTACCAGCGCCAAAAACTGGACTATTAGCGGTAGCGCTTTGTTCGGCGACGATAGCGCCACTAGCTGGAACCCCGACGACCTTTACGCTTCTATCGGCAGCGAGGTAGATATTAAAATTACCCAATGTGCAGCCGGTACGGTTACACCAGCCGCGGGAGAAACGAAGATTGAAGGCAACGCGATCCTTACGCAGCTTTCGGCTTCATTCCCCGATAAAGACAATGGCACCTACTCCTTCTCTTTGCAAGGTACGGGCGCTTGGGCAATCGGAACTAACTAATAGAAGCCATGGGAAAATTTACGCTGGGGGCAGCGCTTTTATTCGAAGAGCTTACGGGCGGTAGCATTACCGACATGAGTAAGCCAAAGATTTCGGACATGGTAGCCATGCTTTACGCCCAGGAATATTGGGACAAAGAAGACCGGCCCACGTTCGACCAGTTTAAGAAGGACATTTCCGGCGAGGACTTGTCTAACCTTACCCAGCGGCTTAACGGCCCTTTTTCCCAGCCGGCGGCCCAGTAGACGTACTGGGCATGCTGGTCGGGCGGTTGGGGATTCACCCAAGCGAGGCCAAGAAGCTGACGAGGGACGAACTAGATGCCGTAGTAAAATACGGTACGGAACGTCTAAAGGACGACTGGAAACGTACACGATGGCTAGCAGCCGTGCTAGTTAACGTAAGCGGGAAGACAGTAAAGAAACAAATAAAGGAAACGGACTTACTCCGTTTTCAAGACGAACGAAAAGGTAACGGCTTTGCCGATTTTGTAAGAGCTGCACATGAGCGACGTAAGGAGTAAAGTAGTTTTAGGGATAGACGTTAACGAGTTCCGCCGGGGTATTACCCAGGTGGATAGCTCTATTAAGGGTATTTCTAAACAGTTCCAAAACCTTGGCGGCATTATTGGCGCAAGCTTTGCCGTTTCTCAAATTCAGCAGTTCGCCAGCGAAGCCCTAGATTTGGCCATGAAGGCCGAGGGTATCGAAACCGCTTTCCAGCGCGTGGGCAATGCCGCGAACATGCAAGAGCTACGCCAGGCCGTCCAGGGAACCGTTAGCGACTTGGAGCTCATGCGGCAAGCGGTTACGGCTCAAAAGCTAGGCATACCCATTCAAGAGTTTACCAAATACCTAGGCTTTGCTAAAAAGCAAGCCAATGAGATGGGCGAGAGCGTCGACTATATGGTTAGCAGTATCGTAAAGGGTGTGGGGCGACAGTCTACTATGATTCTAGACAACTTGGGTATTAGTGCAAAGGCCGTACAAGAAGAACTAAAGAAGGGCGGAACCTTTGCCGAGGCCGTAGGCCGGATTATTCAACAAGAAATGGGCGGGGCGAATAATACCCTACTCACTACCCAAGACCGTCTACTACAACAACGCGCCGCACTAGAGAACATTAAAACGGAACTAGGCCAAAAGCTATTACCCGTTTACGAGACGGTACTAGGGTGGCTTAATAACGCCCTTAAAGGCATTAACGCCCTATTTAGTAGCCAGCTTACCTTATTCGAAAAGTTATCGTACTACGCGTCTTATTTAGACGTTACGGGCATGGGTTCAGTTACCCGCGCTACGCTAGACGCAAAGGCAGCGACTGACGACTTTGCAGCTTCGGTACCAATGGTTGGGGAAGGTTTCCAAGGTGCTACCGAAGAAGTTAAGAAGTTAGGTAACGAACTTAAAAAGGTAGCCGGCATTAAGGTACAAGGCGGTATGCGTCTTGCTGACGTAGAGCCAGGGCTAGCACCAAAAGAAACTGCGGTTACCCCACTATACCAAGTAAACCAAGCAGTATTCGGCATTCGTCGCCAAGTAGAATACGCGGCGGGTTCTTGGGAATACTATACGGAGGCGCAAGCCAATTCCCTACGTATTTCTAACGACTGGGTAACGCAAAGCCAAGCGACTGAAGAACAACTGCAAGCCCTTAACGTAGTGGGCCAGGAGTTCGGCCAAATTCTTATGGCATCTTTCCAGGCCGCTATTATAAATGGTGAAAGTTTCTTCGATAGCGTAAGAAATGGCCTAAAGGCATACATTCAACAAATGCTAGCCGCTACGGCCGCTACGCTTACCCTAGCCGCTGCTATGGCTATCATCTTCCCGAACGTAGGCTTTAAAGCTGCGTTTAACGTGTTAGGCGGTGGCATGGGCTTACCGTTCGGCATGGGTGATAATAACCAATTAAGCCTACGCCTTTCGGGTACCGACTTTTATGGTGGAGTAGTTCGTAACACTAACCGAGTAGCTAGAAGCGGTGGCTAAACAGTTAATAGCATACGCCAATACCGAGGGGTACAATTTCGCTATATGGGCCATAGACGCACCTTTTAGCGCAACCCCTTACGAGTTTACCGTAGCGTCTTGGGCTATTAGATACGAAGCCCTAGACAATAACCAGCCTGGTATTATTCCAGCCATCTGCGATTTAGAGGCCCTAATTACCCAGGGCACGCTATCGGACAACCTACGCGACATTCTAGAGGATGCCGGCGGTATGTACTTCCTTCGCATACGCCAAGGCACTAACGTAGTGTATAACGGCTTTCTTACACCCGACCTAGGCAGCGTGGAACTACGCAACGGCCAGCGCTTTATTAAGTTAGTGGCTAACGACGGTTTCCAAATGCTGGAAAAGAGTAGCCAAATTTACCAGTTTAGCGGAGTAAAGCCCTTTACTACCCAGCTCTACGAAATATTCTTATATTTCGATTTTTGGGACGTTTACGACGGCTTTGCTATAAGTGAACACTTCGAGCCTACGAGTGCCGTAGACGCGACGAAAGGGGGCTTATATTGGACGGGGTGCAAACAAGAGGGACTGTACTACAAGAATAACGACGGTAAATACAATTACCGCACCTTCCGCGAGGTATTACAAGACATCTGCACGACCTGGGGCCTTCAGCTTTTCCAGGATAAAGGTCTACTGGTATTTCGTTCCGTGTATTTAGAAACCCCGGCCTGGTACAATTTCTACGTAACAAACGGCAGTTTTTTAGGACGCATTACGGGGTACACCCCAACGCCTTTAACGTCTTCGGTATACACGGACGGTAACGAACTATATAAGCCAGCCACGCGCCAGGTCTTTATTACCCACGACCAGGTAGCTACCGACTACATACGAAGCGAAAGCGCAACGTATAAAGCCCGGTATAACTACTACGTAGCCGACGTTACCCCAACCGGGGCTAACCACATGGACTACTATGCGGAGTTAAGAGCTAGGGCAACGGTGCAAGACGGTTACCCATTCCAAACGGTCGAATTCACTTTTTACGTATACATTCAGTTCGGCCCCTATTGGTGGAATGGTACGGCCTGGAGTTTAACGCAGACGGCCAACCAATTTAAGAAGCAACGTAACATACAAAACGTTACCGGTTCACCCACCATAGAAGACTTCCAGTACTCCTTAAATAACTGGCACACGGGCGACCTACCTAACATAGGTTCGGAACCTTTATATATTACGGTAGAGGCTATTCAAACGCTAGGCGACGACTTGGACGGTTTTGCTACTACGTCTACTATGGTATTCGTATACCATGGCGACAACCCGAACGCTACCGAATACTACGCAGACAATACC